ACGGAATGCGATCTTGAGCGAGGTTCGCTTTGTGAGGCGCAATCTCTCCTTGAGACTGCGTCTCACATCTGCGAAAATGTTCTTTCGGATTTCGATCCTAAGAACATCCTCCCTCGACATGGTCCAGGGGCGACGGCTACTGGTGAGAAGCTTGAAGAGAAGTGGGAGTTCTCCCGTCTCTACAAGCAAATTCACCAGGTTTTCCCTTACTACGATTATTTCATCGTAGGTCGAGGGAGAGAGTTGATCGATCGTTTGGACTGGTACAAATCCTTGGATCGCCGCGAAAGTGGTGAAGCTAAGGTCGTGCTTGTCCCAAAGGATTCGCGTGGCCCTCGCTTGATATCCTGTGAACCTCTTGAATATCAATTTGTTCAACAGGGTATCGGCAGAAAGTTGGTCTCCCACTTGGAAGCCTCTCGGTTTACAGGTGGACAGGTCAACTTTACCGATCAGACCATCAATGGTCAACTTGCTCTCAAGTCTTCACTTGATCGCAAGTTCTCCACTCTTGATCTGAAGGAGGCCTCGGATCGCGTGTCTGTCGCATTAGTTGAAGCTACCTTTAAAAGGGTTCCTTCAGTTTTACGCGCCTTACTCGCGACACGAACGACAGCAACTAAGCTCCCTGACGGGAGCACTATAAACCTTAACAAGTTTGCTCCAATGGGTTCAGCTTTATGCTTTCCTGTTGAAGCTCTCGTATTTTGGCTTATAGTAGTTGCTGCGATCATCCGTGAAACACGGAAGCCGTTGCACGAGGCAGGACGTCTCGTCTTTGTATACGGTGACGACATCATAGTCCCAACCGAATACTTTGACTTGACGCGAGCAGCTCTTGAGTCTTGTTTACTTAAGGTAAACGAGGCCAAAAGCTGTTCCAAAGGTTACTTTCGTGAAAGTTGTGGTGTAGATGCATTTAAAGGCATCGACATCACTCCTATCAAGATACGTAGCCCTTGGACCAACAAGCGTCCCGATGCGTCTACTTTAGCTTCTTATGTAGCCTACTCAAATAGCTTACTTGAGAAAGGCTACACTGAGGCTAGTGCAACCATTCGTGAGATGATTAAAAAGAGTTGGGGAATTCTTCCCCTAGCTCCTAAGAATTCATCTTACATTGGTTACACTTCCAGTCACGAGGAAGCAGTGGAGTACAACTACCGCCACTTCCGCGAACGCTGGAATAGTAGGTACCACCGCGTCGAATATCGTGTTCCCACGATTTCGTCTTCCAAACGGAAGACGACACTCGACGGGTGGCAGCGTCTCCTCAGGAACCAATTAGTTCCTCTAGTTGACGTTGATCCATCGGAAGTCGTACGGCCC